CTTTTCCTGTCTGCACTGCTGCAGTTCTAGGAACAGCTAAACGCTGTGATTGATTTTGCATCTCTTGTGTTTTCTGTTGCACTACTGGGTTAGTATTTGTTCTCAATTCAAACAACTTTGCTAAATTGTCAAGAGTTAAGTTTTCAGGATTCTGCGACCACTCTACAAACTGTGCAGCTTTTTGACCTTCCCAGCCAAAATTGTTCACAGCATGACTATGTGCTTGTTGCTGTACCATATGCAGCTGTTGCTTTTGCATTTGCTGTTGATAGGCTTGTTGCATTTCCTGATCACGTATCTGGTCTTTCTTTGTGAGAAAGCTTAGATAATCATCTCTATAAGACTCTTTAGCCATTCGATACTTAAATGAATCAGATTCTGGGTCATTATAAGCATCGACCTCATTGTATGAATGTGGTCTTTCTGGGGCTGATGGCTCCTTCAACGAAGGCTCTTGGAGTCCCTGAGGATGTCCTTGAGCTTGTCCATTGGAGGGTGAGTTTTGTTGCCCAGCGTCTTGAGGTACTGTATTGTGTTTATAGTACTCCAATTCGCTTCGTAAAGCAGTTAGCTCTCCCTTGGCTTTGTCAGCTTGTGATTGCCAATATTCAAAACGAGTTGAGTCGTCTCTGGGGGAAGTTTGTTGTGTTTGTTCTTCCGTAATTGAACCAGCCACTCCTGTAGCATTTTCTACAGGCACTTCCTCCATAGGTATATTAGGTTGCTCTGTTGACAGAGCAGCATTTTCTACCTGTGGCTGATCAGCATTACTTACTTCTAAGATATTCTCCATTACTTTTCCTTTGCGATTTGGTTACTTCCAGCAACCGCTTTCTTCAATTCTTTCATTATCTAAAATCCTCTGGCATCATTGTATTGCCTTGAGGTAAATCTTCTGTGAAGGGGTTAAATGCTTCTTGAAGTATACCGCTATTTACTTTAAAACCGTATGGGGTCATTCCTTCTCTATGTAAAATAGATTCTACTTCTTCTGGCGACATATCTGGTTTAATAAGACCTTTATTTTTTCCATCATATATAGCTTTTATAGAAAAGCCAATATCTGTTTCATTCATTGGAGGCATATTTGCATAATATTGCTTTCTTCCTGCCTTTGACATACCTTGAATTAATTTAAACTTAGCTTCTTCTTCATTTGCATTTAGAGCTGCTCTTTGTAATAAATCATCTCTTGTAAAGGCTCTACCTTCTGGACTCATAGAATCATACATTTCAGGAGTAGATCTACCTAGTGTATTCATTGCGTCATGCCTATAAAGATCTTGAGCACCCACACCCGGATTGCCTTGTTCAGCTCTAAACCTATTCCATAAACCAGCGTTTTGTTTTTGATTGTTTGCCATTTGTTTCTACTCCTCTATGCTTAAGATTTCTTCATTCAAACGTCTTTGAGTATTTCTGCTTTCATCAAACTCTTCTATGTCTTCTTTAGCACTCTTAAGCTCATCTTGCAATCTTGTCTGGTAAAGCTTTGCAGCCATTTCTACTTTAGCTTCAGCTTTTGCCAATTTCTTTTCAAATTCTTTTACCTCTACTCGCTTACGATCATGCAAGGACTCCCTTTGTGCTGTCTGTAGATCACCTTTAAGTTTTTTAATCTCTTGAGCTTGAGCCTGCATTTGCTGTTGCATCTTCTGCGTCTGCCCTGCCCTTTCTAATACACCTTCCATATCTGCAACATCAGTCTGCTTAAGAACTTCAATCTGATCAATAAGACCACTTTGATATAACTGCATATAGTACTCAAATCTCGCCCAGCGATTAGACGGGAGAGTTGAACCTGATAAAACAATAACATCGTATTTTCCAACAGTAATATCATTAATCTTGCCTATTAAATTACCTATATCATCATACAGAGGACTATTAACTTCCATTTCTAAGGGTCTATTGTTTGGCTGCATTAGCCTTAAAACCTTTTGATCTGTATAAACATACTGAATCATACCAACTACAACTTTAGCTAATTGATTAATACACTCTTCAATATCATCCCTTTTTGATTTAATTCTTCTTTGCCCATATTCATCCAAAGCAACCGTACCTTTAAATGTCTGAGGTGCACTACCTACATCCCCTTGCATCATAGCATATATACCCAATATTCTTTCTATGTCCGCTTTTGCATCTGCTTCATTCTTATATAGCTCATTAGGCAATGGGACAGGACCAGCTACAATTGGTTGTCCTAATTCTGGGTCAAACTCTATAACAGCCGTACCTGCTTTACCCCATTCTTCTTCTAAATGTTTCTTATCCATACTTCCCCTTGGAATAAGAAGCTTTACATTGGTAGAGCTCGATGCGTGAGCTACTATTAATGATCTAATCTTATTAATGTACTCTTGTAGCCCTTTCACAAGTCTTACGTCACTCATAGGATAAGGGTTCCTATTGAATCCGTTCATAAAAGGAACGATAGGATAATCCTCGATTGGCAGGTCAACCATAAACAACTGGACATCACCCACACTAACACATTGTTGTATTTGAGTGATTTCTATCTCATTTACCATAATGCCACCATCTTCTATAAGATCAGCCTTGGTTAAGACATCAATAGTAGTAGTGCTTCCGGGAATAGAGCCTGAATGCTCTTCACCTGCCATAGGGGTAGGCTGACCAGACATTTGATCTAACATTAAATGATAAGTGCCGCCTATGTTTTCTTTAATATCCATATACATATTAACATTTTTCTTATCAGTAAATATTTGCTGACCCTCTGCATTCGTTACAATTACGATAGGTTCTTTCTTATACTCTTCAAACCTTTCGTGATTTAAAACCTTCTGTTCTTCACTTAACGGATCGTATATTTTATAATATGGAAGTTTTATTTTAGTATAACGCTCAAATAACTCTAATTCTCTTTCGTCTGTAATGGTAGTACCAGACATACGTCTTTTAAGGGTAACATCTTCACTTGACAATCCATAACGTGATTCAGATGTTGTATTTATATAACTGGTTTCTGCGGCTTCCCTAATTAGATCTTCAAATTCAGGATATGTATCTATCAACTGAGTTTGAGTTATTATTTTTCCTACTATTATATGAGCTGCATCTCTGCAGAAAGGGTCTTTGGAGCTGGGGTCTATATACAATTCGAGAGGATCTATGGAACGAAGCCGTACTTCCCCAGCCCCAAAATCTGCATTAGGATCAATATATGACATCATTACGCCCATGCCTTTTACATAGTAATCGTCAATTGCTTGCTTTAATTCTACGTTTCCACTTGAATGATCCCATATATAAGCCATTAAATCAGAAAACATCCTGCCTACTCTAGCATCGCTGTTTTCTCTGGCTGTTGATTGAAATTTTGGATTATTCGCTGTAAGCATAGCCTTTGCTTGCTCAACAGCACTATATACTATATTAACAACTAATGGTTCCTGTGCACGACTTCTTAAAGCTGTTACTTGATCATCAGACCATTGCTTTCCATTACGGAACTCATTGTCCTCAACTGCTTGTTTTACCCAATTCTGTCTAGCAGATGAATAGTCTGCAAGTAAGTCTTGTGTTAGTTGTACTGCTTCGTTTTTAGCCTGATTACCGTGCAAAGTATGTGAAAAATGTTAGTTGTCTAATTAAATCAACACTAAGCTATTTTCCAGCTTATGTCTTGATCTTTGGTAGAATTATACTGAATCTTTTTTTCTTTTACAACACTTTTATGATTTGGAGTATAACATTTCTTCATAGCATAGAATAATCCATCTAATAAATCATCGTGTTTGCCTCTAGGGTACAATAAAAGCTCATCTAGTATCTCAGGCATTTCTTTTTTAATATATACTTTCTTTTGAGCAAAGTAAGGTTGCATAGTTTCTAGTCTAGAAGATTTACTGGTTCTAGGACTTTCTTTTATTTCTAAGCCAGATATAAATATTTTTTCTTCATCACAACGCTGCCTTAGGTATTCTCTTAGCATTTCCTGATAGCCCACGCTTTCTACTCTAACCTTAACAGGTTTAAATAGTTTAAAATACTCTATTATGCTTTCAGCTAATTGCATGGGAGTTGCCCTTTGGCGGTAATACTGGAGAATATACCTGTTGTTGTTTTCATCTACCGCAACTGGCATGATTACGGAGTAGTCTGCCGTCTTGCGTACTGAAGAAGCAGGATCAACCCCCATGAATACATTTACTGGAAATTCCTTATTTCCATCAGTTAAATAATGCCTATTACTGCTATCTATCTTTAATTCATAATTATGATATTGAATATAAGCTTGTCTGAATAGCTGATCTTCATCTCCAACTATTTGACACATATATTCTCTGTAGAATACTGAAGCTCTGCCTATGGAATCTAATTCTTCTTTTTTTTGTACTAATTTTTTTATTGGCTGCCATTCTTCCCATAAAGCAATGTTATTATCTAGATCTGGACTGAAATGCATATTCTTCCAACCCTTCATTTCTTTTAAAACCTCAACTAAACATCTTTGGTGTTGAGGAGTTCCAATAACACATATCTTTCCTTTTTGCGGATCTAATGAAGGAACGGCACTCTGAAGCAACCATCTAAGGTTAGCTTCCATAGCTTCTGCTGTTTTAGTATTATTTTCATCTTCAGGGTCATCTACTATAATTAATGTAGGTCTTTGGCTGCCAACTTTAATACCACGTAGCTGTTGCCCTGTTCCTTTGCATATTATCATAGAGCCGTCTTTAAGCTCTATTTCACTTTTAGCCCATTGCCTAGCACTATGCTGTCCCCAGTACCCGTAGATTTGCCTGAAGGATTCGCTGTACTCTATAGTGTCCTTGATAGTTCCAAGGAGCTTTATGGCGTGATCTTGAGTACGGGAGACTAGCACAATTAATTTTGCCCCATCGTGGTTCATGATGTGGTAAAGGGGATACACACCTCCGACAATAGAGGATTTAGCGTGACCACGTGGGGCGATAATATTAGCTTGTTTTATATCATCGTTAATTAAAACATCAGCTATTTTATAATGAAACTCTGGAGAAGACGCAGAAAACATACTTGGCATTATAATTTTACCAAACATAATCATATTATTTTTAAGTTTTCTTTTTATATAATTTTTATCTTCTTGCATTTTTCTTTGGTTTCTTTGGACATTTAGTCATATTAGAAATGTTTGTTTCAAATAAAGAACCTGTCTTTATACCACAATGAGTATCATTATAAGTTTTACCTGCAAATCCACAGGATCTTTCAATTATACTGCAGTAATCAAACAATTAATTAGACTCAGAAGTATATTGATCGTACATAAAGCCTAATGTCTCTATTTCACGCAAGGCTTCTAAGGCATAATTAGCCATAAAAGCTGGATTGCCGTTATGAAGAATAGCTATTACATGAAATGCTTTAACAGCTATTTCTAATTGCTGATTCATACGATTCTTTTCCGATATACCGTTATTCTGAAGCTCAATGTCATTTTGGTACTTCATTCTCTTCGCTTTTCCTTTGTAATGTAAGGCGTTTATCTTCCCGTGCAATAGTATCTGCTATCTGCTTGGTCATATCAACCTGTATTGTGTCCGTTATCATTTTTTTATTTGGTTTCATTTCCAATAAATCCATTAATGTGTCATTTGCCTTTAAAAAATTATTTACATCCCCTTTACTTTCAGCCATTCTTAAAGCTATTAAAACATTATCTAAAGCTAATTCTTTACTTATGCCTTTTTCGCTTAATAGTTCTTTTAATTTCTTTTCTACCATACGCTTTGTTACCTCTTGTTTTAAAAATCTCCTAACAGTAGCTACTGGTTTTTCTTGATCAGGTCTATATACATTACCAAGAGTTTCATAGTCAACTTTTCCAGTATTAAGCAGCATCTGTGCATAAGTACTAACAGTATTTTTAGCCCGTGTTGTTTTAGATTCTTGATCATCCCATTTCCTCTTTGGATTAGTTTTGCTATATACTCCATATGTTTGGTTTTTTTCAAATAATATTTTAGAAAACCTACTTACCCAACCGACTCCGCAGGTAAGTTTAACAAATGTTTTTGTATTCCCATGCTTATCTGTATAATCTTTACGAGCATAGCATTTAGCTATATAATCATCATCTGTATATGCCCAATCTCCTACGGATGCTTCTTTCCAGTAAATAATTACGAGCTTTTTCTTAGCTGCTTCTTCCTTTGTATAAACAGGATGAAGGCTTGATTTACCATTTATTCTACGTTTTATTTTCATAAATTTCTCTAGTATAGCTACTCTATAGTAGTGGCTCTACTTATAGTATAGCTACACTACTATTATATAATATACTACTTTAATCCATACTCTTTTTACTTTTTGATGTTATTCCTAATTGTTGCTCTACTATACGATTAACTATTTGATACTCAGCCTCTAGTTCATCAACACTAGAGTTCATTTTAGATGAAAAATCATCAAATTGTTCTTTAGTCATAACCTTTCTTTCCCACTTGCCGGTTTTGACATTAAACACTTCATATTGTCTTTGGAGTTTTCTTTTCATTACGCACTTTAAGTTAATCACTTAATAGCAAGCACTACAAGTAGGAAGTACTCTAATCAAAAATTGTAACAAGAATGTGAGTGAGGGAAGAGTGGGTTAGGGTACCCCCGTTAATTAGGGATGGGTTGCCTAATCCACGTTGAGTTCAGTTAATCGAGTTCAGTTCCCAATGAGTTCGTTCGCACGCTCACTCACCCAGAGGACATCTACATATACACGCACACGGATCATTATATAATCCATACTCTACAAAGGAGTATACATATGACAGCCGTGCTATATCTATAGCATATAACCATAAACCTAGGAGGTACATAACTATGCAACACGAACTATCAAAAGATACACTTAATAGTATTTACAAAGCTGTAAAATTCGGAGTCAGAGACGGTGCTTTGGAGTTTCAACAGAAATCAATTGAAAACATTCCAGATAACTTAGGACTCATATTAAAACAGACATTCGATACAGTTGAAGAAATCTTACCTGATATGATTAAATCATTTGAGAAAATGGATAAAGCAATCAATAAATCATAAAAAAAAGAAGAGGGGGGACTATTCCCCCCTTTCTCTTCTATATTTATAGTTAAATAAAAAGGAACATCATATCATGTTTAAAAATACAATACTATATGGACTTGGTGCCATAATCGTAGGATCTGAGAAAGTAGTAAACACAGTTAAAAAAGTTAAGAAACTTCCTAACATAAAGAATGAAGCTAAATCATTCTATCATAATCTTAACAATAAAGCTGTTGACCAATATAATCTTAAAGATACAGTTAAAAAACAGAGGGAGGAATTAAAAGACCTAAAGCGTAAATATACAGATATGTTAACACATAATGAAGTTATTGATGCAGAGGTTGAATAAATAAAAAAAAAGAGGGGGATTGTAAAGTCTCCCTCTTTTAGTTAAAAAATGAAAATGGTATTAATAAACAAACAATAACAAGTTAAAAACTAAAACATTATTTGATATAAACAATAATTAAGTTAAAAAATGGTTTCTCATTTTGTTAAATATTAAGTTGAAAAATGGAATTGCATTTCTTCATACATTTAGTTGAAAAATGGAATTGTATTTTATCAAATATTTAGTTGAAAACTAAAAGGAGCTAAAGCGTTAGCGTTGCTAACACTATTAGCACAGTTATATTTTACATTACATTAACTAATCTTGGTTCTAAAAATGCTTTACATTTAGTTGAAAACTAGATTAGCTTTTCTATATTTGCGATATTTTAATTAAAAACTAATGAGGTTAAATAATGAAACAACAATTATTAAAAACATTGAAAGATCTATCAAATCAAACTGATAAAGATTATGATGATTTTATGAAATCTAATCCTGACCGATATGATTCAGATGATAGAGTGCATTATGAATCACTTTATGAAAGAAGCAGTACTATTAATGAAATCATTAATATAGTGGAAGAAATTTGTCCATATGATGAACCACTTCATAATCATCACGATGGATGCCCTTCGTGTACAAATGTGTAAACTTTAACATCAATAAGATAAGGCTCTGTCCATCGGAGCCTTGTCTTTTCAAAGCTTTTCTCTTGTGCTCAACAAGAAATCGCTTTTTCTATATTTTTGGAACATTTATATGTACCTTAATAGTGCCTTTAGTAATGAAATGCTATCCACCAAAGTTACACTCTACTAAAATTGGGATTCTATTTTCATTACTATTGGTACTAAAATTAACAGGTGTCTTCTCTATGTCGCCTCGTCTAGTGGGTTCAGCGAGCCTGTATAAAAAATAAAGATAGCGACGGCTATTTCAATTGAACCCAAACTATTCAATATAAAATTTTATAAAGTAAGAGAGAAAAGAACTAAGACAGATCATCTAAGTTATTTTCTCGTACTACATCTTTAGAGTATTTATTTACTTGGCAAAGATGATAATTCTAAAGACAATGAATTAGTACTTCAAGTACTAAACAATCAACGACTACTGTTGAGATTGTGTCGAAAGACTAAATTGTACGCTGGACAAAATAACAAAGTTTAGTCTTTGTTGCTTGGTAATCTAAGAGTTGGTTCGTAGTAATCCAACTGAATCTAAACATCTGAATAATTCATATGCTTTTGACACTCGTAAGAGTATAAAAGCTACAGAGAAGAGGGCAAGTGCTATACTTCAGGAATTATGTGTTGTGAAACAAACAGATGTGATTATCGTGATCCTAAAGGACAAAAAGAAAACTATAAGCAAACCAGTTGTAGGTAAAGACTCAAATTTATTTGAGTAAAGACTGAATCCTACGTAGTCTTATTTTATATAAACTCCATAACCCTAGCTTTGCTATATTTATAGTAAAGCTAATGGGGGGGAAGACCGGGCAATAAACAAGCACGAACTAAAAAAAAAAGGAGTGCAACACTATGTTGCACACGTTATTAATTACCCTCACTAAGCATCTCTAAAAATGCTTTACTACTAGCTAAACATAAGAACAGCTTTCTATATGTCTGGCAATTAAGCCACTTAACTAAAAAAGGAGGCATTATGCCTAAAAATAATAAACTTCAGGAACTGATTAAGAAGTCTCAGAAATTAGCAGAGGAAACGATGCAAAGTTCAGCAGTATGGATTAGCAGAAGCAAAGAGATTGAAGACGGTGATTGGATTAATAAACGCTCTAGCGTTTCAGAACTTAAAGCAGATGATAGTGATTCTTGGACATACAATGTATTTCACGAACTCACTAAAGACGGTGTTGAAGAGTTCAAGGACTTCATAGAAGAACACGAACTTACATTACTACCTGATACAGGCATTCAAACTGATAAAGGTAATCATATGAGATATATGATTGCTACCAGATCATAGTTAACGGAAATAAAAGAGCTACACATATGTGTGGCTCTTTTATTAAAAAAAGGTGTTTCGCTTCACGAAACCCGTTATATTTTCAACTACACAAACAAGAAACAAACAAGAAACAAGCTGAACAATGCTTGACAAAATGAACCTTAAATATTAACTTATATGCAAGATATAAAGAACAATATTAACAATACATAAGTATTGATATTGCTGAACTAAGGGATGGAAGTATCCGTAAGGACTTCAAGGTTATATCTTATCGACATATGGTGATCTACCTTTTGACATCCCTTATACTTTAGGTAAGTGGTAAAAGGAAGTAGTGCCTAGCTTCACTAAGCACTACTTTCTATATTTATGGATTTTTTATTTTAAAAAAGAGGATCAAATATGAAATGCAAACATCACCCAGAAGCAGAACTAGAAGTGGTAACTACTAAAGTACATATATTTTCAACTATATATTTTCAACTGACAAAAAACACTTTGTAGATTATGAATATTGTACTGAATGCTTCATCGAACACGAAAACGGCAAACCAATGAAACACGATTTAATATCAGAAGAAATCGACTATTGGGAAGAAAAAGCCGATAATTACATACAAAATCAAATAAAAGAAAGGACATAAAAGTATGGATTATTCAAATAAAACAAACAAGTTTATGGATTCTTTAATACCAATAACACATAAAAGTTATAATAGTAAAGAGGAAAACATTGAACTAGCCTTCAAAACTTTAGAAGGCTCAATAAATGATATGAATGAAACATCACAAGAGATTGATGAAATATGGTCTAAAGTGGACACTATACTATATAATATAGAAAGTGGACAAAAAAGACTTATGAAAAAAATCGACACAATGAAAAGATCTATCAAAGATCTTGAGGAGTTATTATGAGCGTTAAACTCTATACTGGAGTAGCTAAAGGCTTGGGATACACAGCCTTTGCTATAAATCAATGCTTTAGAGCTGTTAAAAGCGGTTCTAAAGCAGTTGCAGAAACAATAACTAATACTAAGAAATACAAAGTAGAACTTATTGTTGAAGGTGCAACACTAAAAACAAAAGAAAATCAAACAAGTCAGGATGTTATACGGACAATAGAGAATATGGAAGATTATGGAGTAACTGGCGTTATCATACACGAACAGAGTAAGGTATGATAATAATACAGTTAATAGAAATAATAATAAACATATTCATTCTAACGCTATCAACATTCTTACTAATGATAAGCGTATTAGGATACATAGCTATCTATGATAAACTAAAAAAAAGGAGAAAAGAAAGTGCTTAAAACAGCTCAATCACCAGATAAGCGACCTGCTATAGCATTTGACAATAAAAATGAGATACAGGCTATAATAGACGCTTTAAAAGCATATCGTTATGGACACATAGATATAAAAAACAAAGAAGAAATTGAATTTTATAGGAAACTAGAAGATATTGCTGAACAATGTATGAAAATGTTTAATAAAAAAACAAAAGGGATACAAAATGACTCTGAGTGCTAAAACAAAAAAAGAAGATAAAGGTAAAAAAATTATCTTTACTGAAATATACAAAAAAGTACCACCAGCTAGATTAACCTTCAGATCTTTATACTTAATGTATAAGGAAATGTACGATGAGGGTAAACTAGTTGAAAATGGTGCTGCTCATCAAAGAATGAAGACTTTTAAGTCTAAAATCATAAACTCATTAGGGAGGAAATAACAATGCCAGACTATGTTGATACAATGATGTATGTAGGAGAAATGCCTTGGCACAAACGAGGCGTAATGGTAAGAGAGGCTCCCAGTATAAAAGATGCTGTAGAACTAGCAGGTTTAAACTGGGGAGTCGAAAAAGCACCTACTTACTTCAAGCAAGATAAAGGATATTGGCGTTTTGGACCGATAAACAGTTCAATAGAAAAACAAACAGGACATTATGTAACATATAGAACAGATACTGATGAACCATTAGGTAATGTATCATCAAGATACGAAATCTTACAAAACAAAGATGCCTTTGAACCATTCGAGCCTATGATAGATATGGGATTCAAACTTGAAACTGCTGGAGCAGTACAAGGAGGAAAAAAGATATGGGTTCTAGCTAAAGCACCTAACAGATACACAGTAGGTGATGATAGTATAAATCGTTATGTATTTATGTTTACATCACACGATGGAAGTACTGGTAACTGCTTTAGAGACACAATGATAAGAATCGTATGTTACAATACACTTGATTATGCTTTAAGTAAAGACGGTACATTTCAATACAGTCTTAAACATACAAGTAGTATCAAACAAAAAGTAATGGATCTAAAGAAAACAATAGCTAAAAGCGAAGGAAACTTTACTAAGGCTATCGACAATATGAACAGGTTTCAAGATGTTAAAATGAATCCAGACTTACTAGATACATATTTAGAAGCTGTAATACCTTTCTTAAAAGACAGACATAAGGAAAGTATACCAGAAATGAACATATATGTTAGAAATACTGCTAAACCAGTATACGATAGACTAAAGCAATTATTCTATAATGGACAAGGAAACAAAGGCAAAACATTATGGGATGCTTATAATGCTGTAACTGAATACTATACGCACGATAAACAATACAAAGATTGGGTACAAGCTACACAATTTGGTGCTGCTTATAGATATAAAGTTAAAGCATTTAACATAGCTTCAAAGTTCACTAGTTACGATAAACAGTTTCTAGTAAACGGTCAAGCATAAATAACATAGAAAGCAGTACTACCTACTACACACACATCTAGGAATCCGCATATCCTACATAAGTGCTGCTTTCTATATTTATAGAAATATTTAATAAAATAACAAAAGGATAATAAATGGAACTAACAGAGTTTTATAAAACACTTAGAAATGAAGAGTATAAACCTTATGTAGAAAGTAAGGGTGGAGGATCTTTCAAAGCTGATTACTTAAGCTGGGCAGTAGTACACGACAGACTTAAACAAAACTTTCAGTATGTTGAATACAAAGTACACGAATATGTTGTATGTATTAACGAAAATAGCTTTACAATACCTTATATGCTGTTACCAAATGGAACTGCAATGGTAAAAGTTTCCTTAACTGTTACAGACAACCAAGGAGACGAACATACACATACAGAATGTTTAGCAGTTCGTGACTTTAAAATGCAAGCTGCAACAAAACCAGATGCAGCACAAATAGAAAATACTATCAGACGCTGTATAGCAAAAGCTGGTAGTATGCTAACAGGATTCGGAATTGAACTATGGTTTAATGAAGACATCCGTGACCTTGACTACAAACCCGAAACATTAATCAACGGAAAAGCTCCTGAAGAGGGACATATAACAGTTGATCAAAATGTTAAACTAGAAAGGCTAAGTAGGGATCCAGTATTTGCTGGAACCGATACTCAAGCAAAAGTAAAGAAATTGATAGACTCTAATCCAACAAAAGAAAAAGCAACAGATGCTATTGATAAATTGGATAAGAAAATCAAGGAACTAAGAAAGAAAAACAAGGAGGCAAAATAAATGCCAGCAATACACGAAACTACAGGAACTGTAAAGGCAGTAAATGTAGAATACGATGTGGACAAAACTTGGGGAAGTTATAAACCTCATTTCGATATGTTTCTAACTGTTACATATAACGATGGACAGAGTTGGGATAAAACATTAGAAATATTCGGTAATGTAAAAAAGAACCTTCCCGTAACTGATCAAAAATCTTGGGGATCAGCGTTTAAACTACGAACATTCTTTGAATCCTGTACAGGAAAAAAGAATATGATAATGTCAGACGGTTACAGCTTACCCGATTCAATATTTGATGAGGTAATAGGTAAACAGTTTATGGTGGCTGCATACAAAACAAATAAGATGAAGAAGAGTGGCAAACCATTCTGGAACACTTATTCAATAGTAGCACCACCTAATGCATTACCGGGAACTTTAAAGAATAAAGTTCTTAGCGATGTAGAAAAAGGCTGGATTAAAAACTATCAATCAGATGATCCTTCAAGTGATTTTGATTTTGTTAATATACCTCAAGAACAAAAGAAAGCTGAAACCGAAACGGATTCAGCTAACTTTGATCTAGATATATAATGTTAGTTGAGTGGTAGATAGTACAGGGGGAATAAGATATGCCAGTAAGCGTAATTTACGCCCCCTAGTACTTAAAAAAAGGAATCATAATGCAAAATAAAGAATGGTATTTAGAATATGCAACTGGTAGCGTTAGCAACAGAAACCAGCTATGCAAACTGGAAGACTTTCCAGAAATAGCAAAAAAAAGTGCAGGTGGAGAAATATACAGAAGTATGTTTCTATACGCACCCGATATTGTACCATTTATAGCTGAGAATGGAACAGTCACAGGCTTTAATGGAGTACAAGCTGTAGATAAAATAGTTATAGATGTAGACTATATTAAGGACAGAGAAGACGGAGGAGCATTAACAAAAAAAGCCGTATATAAATTACAAGAAAAAATGATAAGCCTAGATATAAGAGACTACCATTACCAAATATGGTTCTCTGGAACTGGCTTTCACATACATCTTGCTAATGTATACGGATTTGAACCATCTATAAATTTAGCTAAGCAAGTGCGTGCTACAATGCAAAGGGATTTTGGAGACTGTATAGATCTAATATACGACTCCAGAAGACTAATAAGATCAGGGTATTCTTACAATACAAAATCTGGACTATTTAAAGTTCCAGTACATCATATGGATTTTGAAGAATACGACTATGAAACAATATCACAACATGCAACAAAACTAAAAGGAGCTTCGAGCCCAACCCCAATAAAACACGAAATTGTACCTTCTTGCGTTCCTATGGATATGAGCCGTAAGAACGCTGCAGAAGTAAGAAAAGTGTTTGACAATGCAAAGGGACAAACCAGTAGATATATTACTTGTGCACAGCACATATATAATGCAGGTTATGTACCTAAAAACAGACATAAACATTTACTAGCACTAGCTAGTATCTGGCGTAAAAAATGGGGACTAGATAAACACGGATGTGATAACTTAGCTAGAGCCTATATGGCTAAAATGGATAATCCATTACCTGCTGAAGAAACAAGTAAAATAGTATCTGATGTATTCAAAAGTGATTATAACTATGGATGTAACCATCCTACGTTAGAACCATATTGCGATAGCAAATGTATACTATTTAGATACAAAAACCTTGATGAAACAGCAGAACTACTTACTGCAGAAGATATGGTCAATCAACTTATAGAAAGTATAAACTCTGACTATACTGATAGATCATTTAACTTACAGGAAGTATTTCCGTTTCTACCACAGAAACATATGTTTAATACAGGACAACTTATTACATTAATAGGTGATACTGGATTAGGCAAAACAGCATTTATACAATACTTAATAGTAAAGCTTAATAAAATAAAGACATTGTTTTTCTCACTAGAAGTAGATGATAAAACTATGACTAGAAGATTTATTCAAGCTGGATTAAGTATGACCAAAGAAGAGACACTAGAAAAACTAAAAAATCCAACTATAGCAAAAAACGCTATTGATTCAATATCCCATATAAAACTTCAATGTTCCAGTCCTGATATACAAGACTTAGGAACATTCATAGGGGAAAGTGAAGCTAAAATAGTAGTTGTTGATACAATTGACAGAATACCAGCTAAATACGCTGGTAAAGACGACTTTGCTAGACAAGAAGTTATAGCAAATGGATTAAAGGATATAGCTATTAAGCAAGATGTAATTGTGTTAGCAGTACATCATATATCCAAAAGTGCATCTTATGGAATAAGAGACGGTCAGCGTTTAGATGTTCATAGTGGTAAAGGAAATAGTGCTATAGAGCAAAAATCAGATCAATATATAAGTTTCGAAGGAAGTAAAGAAAATAAGCAAAGAATTATAGAATCATTAAAAGCAAGAGATGAGACTAGCTTTAAGCTTATTGTCAATTACAACTGGGAAACTTTTACATTCGATAAACTAAACTAAACACATAAAGCCAACAGTAATAAAACCGACTGTGTGCAAAGGAAACTTTATAAAGCCGGATTGTGTTTATTGTAAGTGAGGGTATAGTAGCGTGAGTACTCGGAATCCTGTCTAAAATTGGCTGTCAGGCTTGCCCTCACTTTAAAATTAACAACAGAAAGGAGGTATAATGAAAAACATAGATGAATGGAAAATACTAGGTTTTCCTTTACTTAAGATAATAAGTATAAATAAACCTGCTGATGACTTATTGCTTTTTCACGCAATACACTATAAAATAATAATATTCAGTATATTTTTATTAGGTGTAGGGTTCTCCTCACATAAAACACTAGGAGACGACTGTATCATTATTGAAATAGGAATAACAAAACTAGAAATATTTACAACATTCACAGTAAAAAATAGGTGGTTCAAATGAAAGTAACAAAAATGCCTAAAGGTAAAAGAATGGCTCAATTAATAGAAAATCTAGCGACATTAGAAAGACTAGAGTTTAAAAATATGAGCACAGAAGGAAAAAAACACTTAGGAAAAATATGGAATTTATTAGGTATGCCATCACAGGAAGAAATAATTCCCGGTGTGGATATGAATAAACCATTTAAACTTAAAAACCAAGGAGAAGAAGAATGAAATTTCCAGATTATAAAGAACTTTCAAGAGAAGAATTTGAAAAACAAATACTTAAATATTGGCATCACAAAGCTAATAAACTACTACTTGGAAGAAAGATTGTAAAAGTAGAATATATGACACCTGAAGAAACAGAAGAATGCTATTGGCATAATTCTCCAGTTTTATTCAAGCTCGACAATGGAGTTTGGGTAACACCCCAATCTGATGATGAAGGTAATGACGGTGGAGTAATATCTACCTACAATACTAAAACAAAAAAATCAGAAACATTACCAGTAATGAGGTACTAAATGAAAATAGAAGAAAAAATAGAAATAGTAGCAGATCATTTAACTTACGAAACAACTGATAAAGATCGTTTTGAGGAAATTAAACATCTGCTTGAACAAATATATGAAGAAATTGGATGCGATCTAGATATAGAAGAAGATTACGAAACTTTATTTAGAGCTGATTCACCTTACAACCTAGAAAAAAGACAAAACCCAAACATATACGAAAGGAAATAATTATGGGATACAGATCAGAAGTAATTGCTGGAGTTCCATTAAAAGACAAAAAGAAAGCACTTCAAATAATAGAAGAATGGGATCAAACAAGTGAAGATAATCCTGTTAAAGACGATGAAAGAGATTTCTTTTATATGAGAGCAGAATATTGGAAATGGTATAATGGTTACCCAGACGTAGATAAATTTGAAAAATTCATTGGAGAAAATGAAGACAGATTTATGATAGCTTTAGGAGAAGACGGTGCTGTTCATTCTACAATGGGAGAGCCATTTATGCACGAAATATGGGAAATATCTTATTTAGATAATTCTATAAAATGGGAGGAACGTAATGCAGCAAACAAATAAAACTAGATTCATAGACAAACCAACAATAGATATTATAAAAACACTCTTAAAGAAACACCCTCATCTTAGAGACAATGATAATAAACTGATAGCTAATATATGGTACTTAAAATCACCAACACTTAGCGAAGGAGCCTTAGATTTCTTAAATGAAATAGCACAGGGCAAACTTCCTTCATCTGAATCAATAAGAAGATGTCGTCAAAAAGTACAAGAGTTAGACAAGGACTTACGAGGAGAGCTTTGGAATAAGAGACACGGAATGCAAGATCAGGTAAAGGAAGAGCTAAGAGAGATAGCTACAGACTATAAAAAACAAGGTGTTACGTTCTAAATAATATCATATATTAAACTAATAAAGAGGATATATAAATGAGTGGTAAAGCACCTAAACAAAAAGGAAACCGAATTGAAAGAGAGTGCGTAAACCTCGCCAAAGGGTACGGATTTGAATCCCGTAGAGCTTGGGGATCTGATGGTAGATCCCTAGGCTGGCATGAAGAAGTGGATATGACTATCACCATAGGAGACAGCATAAAACACGATTTATTTAAATTCCAAGTAAAGGGTCGTAAGAAAATTGGAGAACTATATAAACCATGTGATCATGTATATGGACAAATTCTCAAAGAAGATCGTAAAGAACCCTTAGTGACTATACGATATAAAGACTTGTTAAGCCTCTTTAAGAGGTTAACAGGATAATACAAATAACTTTGTATGTGTAAACATAATAAAGAAATTTGTAACAAATGAAAGATAGGGGACTGGTTGGTATTAGTCCCCTGTCAAACAAAAAAGGGAATCAAATGATAATACAAAAAAGCAAAGTAAAGAAAATATTCAATGCTAATGGAGTGCAGCTAGGAGCTGGAGCTATTGAAAGCATAAACAGAGAAATAATAAAAACAATTACAAGAATGGCTAATAAATGTAAAGAAGGCAATGTTAAAAGAATATTACCTGATAATTTCTGGATTGCTCTTGGAGATTACGATTTATATGGGAAAGACTATTAATAAAGAACTTAAGTAAACTGACGCAGAAGACACTAGAGGTATAGAGAAGATGAATCGGTTAACCCCTCGACCTCTTCTGCTGACGTTTAAAGGAAAAACAAACAATGAAAAACGAAGAGTCGTTTGAAGAAGAACTTATGAGAAAGTGTCAATTATTAATTGATACTTTAGATAGAATAATAACAACAAATGCTGACAGCGGTACTCTTAAAAAGATCGCTAGTCAAGCACTAAATCACGTATTAGAAAAGGAATAATAAATGAAAGATACAATACTATGGTATGCTTGGGAAATGTTTACAGGATCAGAAGCTAACGGATGGTGGCTTATGATGTGCGTACTAGCAATCACATTAATAACATTTATATACCAAAACGCAAAGAGAGATAACAAAGTAAATCTTTTACTAAAACATTTCAATATTAAATTTGATGAACAAACTGTTTTAGATAAAGTAAAAAAGTTATTTAACAAATGAATAATAACGAAGAAATAATTAATCTAATTAGAGAGAGACTGGATAAAGGGAAACGAGAATACGGAAAAGAAATTGACATATACGATGGTAGAGACTGGAATAAAGAAGCACTAGAAGAACTATTAGACGCTTGTGTCTACTTATCGGCTAGTATACTTAAAATAATAAAGTCTGACTCAAGACTGATTAATATATTATCAAAAGAAAATAAAGAGGATTAGTATGGCTAAATACATAAATGCAGACTTAAAAACAATTGATAAGTTTGAAGACGTAATGCTATCATCTGATAAGTATACAAAAAACTTTGAAAAATGTTTAGAGTTAGCTGTTAATAAGATATTTGATAAAAAAACCAATAAATCACTTAACATAAAATCAACACTTGGTTATTTTATGAAAAAATATTATTGGTCACACGAGCAAATAGAATCAGACAATCTTCCTATTGATAATATCTGTAGGGATTTTAATATAACAATAGACGAAAAAAGTAATATGTATATATTGTAAAACAACTTAGGGCATAAAAATAAAAACAATTAGGTAATCAACGATGCGAAATAAAATTAGTATAATATAACAATTAGGTAATCAACGATGCGAAATAAAATTAGTATAATATCTCTGTGTCGTTGATAGGCAGTTATGCCATTGCCCTATTTAATTAAGGAAGTTTAGCATCCATTAGTACTTGTGGGATTGCACATAAAGGTCAGACCTTTATCTTCCTATAAACCTTAAGGAGAAACAAATGCACTTAGACCCAACAATAATCAGAACCAGAACCTCTACTAGCTTAGTAAAGCTTCTAGGTAAATGTAAAAAGTATTTAACATATAAACAAAACCTCGATACTAAAGAAGCTGATGATCTTCTATATAGAATAGAAAAAGCTGAGAAAGTTCATAAAGAAGAAATGGAAAGAGTCGGTTATAGAAAATATGAAGAATAGAGTGTAACAAAAAGGGGGCGGCTTAGTGCTGCCCTTTTTTTTAAATACTGCCTAAGGCTTCTTCAGCCTCTTCGGCTTGTAATGATCTACGCTTTACCCTTTCAAGTCTTGAATTTACCTTGTTTATTGGCAACCTAAACAATACTTCACCTACTCTTTCAGGTCTTTCATAAATCTGCTTACCCTGCCTTACAGCTCTACCGAATGGGAACATAGTATATGCTGTATAGTCACTAAACTTTTCCCAGTCACCAGTCATAAGCTCTATCATAGCTTCAGGAACTCTAGCTATAGGAGGCTTTAATAAATTAGCAGGACCAAGCTTAGATCCAAAGAAAGCCATATCACGCTCACGTTTATCTCCATATAACCAATCAGCTAATGATTGGATCCAATCATAAGGTGGAGCTAGTGCAGTATCAAATATACTAAACATAAAAGCACCACCTAATGCCATCATAAACATATCAATCATAAACAAATCTTTAAATCTTTCGTACTCTGGTGTTCCATTCCTAAAGCCATAAAGCTTTGCCTGATTGTAAAATTCTTTACGTACTCTTATTGAGTTCCAAACAAATAACTTAAATCTAGATAAAACTTTGCCAGTAGCTGTTCTCATAAAAGCAGGTCTTTGAGCATTTTGATATAAGAACTGCGTATTCTCTATACCCTTTAAAGCCATTTCAAAAACAAAGTCATCTGATATATTTAAATTTTTACCTTCAGGTCCAAACTTATCAACAGCTTGTAACCCATGAGCTATAAAAGCATTCAAACGATTAACTCTTTCAGAATGCTGCATAAAGAAACCACCGTACTTTACCATAGTATCTTTAACACCATAACGATTAACAACCTGAAGTACACTTTCTTCACGTTCCTTACCACGACCCTTAATAGCTTTACTTATGTCACGGGAAAAATCACTAATATTAACACCAGCCTTTTTAAGACCGTTCTTTAAAGGCTCATTATATTCAAATTCATTTTGAATAAAATCATCCATAACACCACGTTCTTTAAGCCACTCAAATAAATCTTTTTTATTTTTAACCTGCGTACCATTAAACAATTTTAGTACAGCTTCTCCCTTATCATTAGATAATAATCTTTCAAATATTTTTTTATCACTAAAAGAATTTCTAAAATTTCTAAATCCAGCACTAGCAATAGTCATCATATTGCCACTAAATATATTAGTAGACCAAGTACCAGTATTGGCTAGTAATGTCATAAGCTCATACTGTGCTTCCATTCTTCCAAAATCGTGTATCTTTCTAGAAAAGTACTCTTTTCTTGCAACCTTATCTTTAGGAGCATCCTTTAAGGTTTTACCAACAAAAGGAACCTTATTCCACTTCTTTGACTGCCAGAGCTTTTCATAAGCCTTAACCATGTTCTGATCAGATGTTAAGTAAAACATATTTCTTTTATCTTTTAAATATAAAGGATCTATGCCTCTTTCTATTTCTATCATTATTTCTTGAGGAAAATAAGACTGGTGTCCAAGTACACTTTGCATATATAATTTAGTGTAATCAGCCCATACATCTACATAATTATTGTAACGTTTACTTTTACTAAACTTCTTTTTCTCAGCTTTGCTTGGCTTGTAATCTTTCATTCTATGCTTCATATTGCTTATTTCATAATCACCTTTAATAGCCACAAGGTTTTTATACCACCCATTAATAAGCTTAGAGTGATAATCTGTAATTACTTCAGGACTTTTATCATAGCCTTTTAAATCAAATAACCTAGCTTCTAATGCACCTATCTTACTATCAAAGCCTAATTCACTTAGCTTTACATCAAGATCTGCGTCTGTTAAAAAGATCTTTCATATTAAAAAACTCTGTAGAAAACTGTGCTTTTCTTTCCATTAACTTAATGAATTTTGCCCTAGCCTTGTCCCCTACTTTTTCAGATTCAATCCATTCTTCTGGAGTAATGTTTTTTCTATCTTCAGCATTCTTATCTAAGTATTCTTGTGCAACTTGCTTCTGTAGTTTTAAAGATTCTTTATTAACAGACTTAACAAATTCACGCTGTGCTGCTTCGTTGTGACCAAAATTTTGATGAGGAAAATATTGCTCTGTATTCTTTTCACCTACGCCAGAAAATCTACTTTTACCTAAACGATAGTTTCTAATAAATGTACCCTTATTTATCTTTGAATCTTTTTTAGATTCACGCTCAAAATAATTCATCATTCTTTTTTCATATTCATATCTCTTTAATCCATCAATACCTACTGTTCTAATTAATTCAGAGCTTGTTATGTCTTTATCTAAAACTGTATCTCTAAAATGCTTAAAATCAAATACACCCTCTTTATTCCAACGCATATACTTATTCATCTTGCCCCTAGTATCTTTATACCAAGCATTAAAATTATCATCTAACTTCCAACTACCAGTATTATCAGATACCTGCCCCTAGTATCTTTATACCAAGCATTAAAATTATCATCTAACTTCCAACTACCAGTATTATCAGATACCTTCTCACCTTTAGAATCAAAAGTGTAAATCCATTTACTACCTCCATCTTTAAAAAATCTAGTTAATTCAGCATCTAGTTTTTTCAAAACAGGAGACAGGTTTTCTTTGTTGCCTGATTCTCTAGCATCTATAAGTTCTTTAAACAATTCAGTTCTTTGATTCCTTGTATATTTAGAAAGAATATCACTAATAGGCTTTATAACTATATCAGCTGCGTTTCTATCTTTAGAAACACCACGCTCAGACTTAAGAACATAATTAGATATAGCACCGATAGGAGACATAAACCTGTAAACAGGCTCTCTACGTATTTTACCAGATCCGTGCTTTACAGGAGCATAGTATGTTTTGTATTTATTAATCATACCTTTCATAGCCATTTCACTATCAACAAATCTAGGATCTAAATGCCAATATTTTAATTTAAACTCAAGGTTATTTGGATCGTGAAACTGTTTCATAAATCTATTAATAGCTACAATGTCTTCCATCTTAAGATCTGTAGCACTTCTTGGTATGCCCCTACCAGTTAATTCTCCAGTAAAAAACTTAAACCATTCATTAAAATTCTCAGCTACAAAAGGATTCTCATCTAAAAATTTTCTAAACTTTTTAATCTCTTTTACTTGTGGCTTGTTTATAGCCATCATATCCAAAGCCTTAGATTGTATAACTTTTTCTACTGTGTTAATAACTTCTTTCTTAGGCTTAGAAACAAAAACCTCTGTAGGAATACCAGCTTCAAGTTGCATATCTGCTTCTTTATCTACAGATCTATTATAAACATCTTCTATTTTTGAATAAAATTCACGCCTTGCAAAAGGATCTATACGTTCAGAACCATGTATTAATTTTTGATAATTAATTATAGGATAACCACTCTTTCCCTTGGCACCTGTTATTGGAGAAAGTAAAATAGTATGAAAATACTTCATTAAGGGTTCTGGATTTATATTATATTTATCAGCTAAATCATTAATACGCTTATTACCTAAAGCAATAGCTGTATCTATTTCAGCAGCAGGTACTCTATCTATAATCATTTTATTTAGCTTTTTATTCATCCCCATTATTTGAGGAATAAATTCTTTAATAATATTGCCTTTAATCCCTTTATTTATTAAAGACTGATGTATGTCTAGAAAATGTTTATTTGCGAGCTCTATGGTAGCAATTTGCCCCATTCCTTTGCTATATGATTCCAAAGCAAAAGGTACACGATTTGAATTTAATGCGGTACCTATTTTGCCTAAAGAAGATATTAACATATCACTAGTTAAAATACCCATATGATCATTTATAAAAGTTTGAATTTCTCTATTAGAATAAGAAGCTAACTGCCCTGTTTCAGTAACTTTTGATAAAGCTATTTTATTTATTCTATTTTCATACTCTCCTTTAGTTTCATAATCTTTTTCAGCTTTATTTCTTCTTCGAAAAAATTTTGTATGAGCTGTTTCATGTTCAATTACAAACCTTTCAAATTGTTCGTATGTTTTAAATTGATCTTTTTGTAATGGAAAAACGCCTTTAACCTTTGGCTTTGTCCAAGCTTTTTCTTGGTATTTCTTTTTTAAAAGTTCTCTATCTATAGTAATTATTTTATTTTTTTTATTAACACTTGCAGCAACAGTATCTTTTTCACGCTTTCTGCCAGTAGGTCTGTATTCTATTTTATAACCATTTATTGTTTTTGGAAGAGGATCTTTTTTTGAAATTGCAGAACCTACACCAACTTCAACATCTAAATCTCTGTAAAACTTTTTGTAAGCTTCTTTAAGATTATTAAATCTAAAACTTGCAAAATTTACTCCAGCTTTATTTAACCTTAACGGCAATGAAGTAATGACAGATGTTTTAAAAGCATTATCACCTAAAGCTTTAGCAGATATTTTACTATTAACAAAAGCTAGATCATATATATTCATAGCATCTTTTGGAAATTCATTTACAAGAAGATTTAATTTTTTATCAGCAGGTTGTGTTATATTTGTAATTCTTTTTTGACTTCCATCTAAATAAACATTTGCACTTTCCCCCGGTTCTAACCCTATATAAGATTTCCATTTTAGATCACCAACTATTTTATTGCCTTGCTTTTTTAATGGTTCAGGAGGTTTAAATCCACCTACGGGATTTCTTTGACGACCAAACAAAGGATCTATTCTTTGAGAAGAAATAGTTCTTGTTCTAGACCTAGGTTTAGCAACATTTACTGATTGAGCTAATAGTCCTAAAGAACCATTAAAATTTTCATTAATAATATCTTGATATTTTTTCTCACCAGAACTAATCATTTTACCCGGAGCATATTCAGCAGCAAGTCTAGCTAATCTATGAGCATGACTATCAATTTTATTTGGCTGGAAATACTTTAAAGTTTTACCTATAAGACTTCCTTTTTGCAAAGCTTCAACAATTTTCTGTCGTCTTTCTGGAAAAACTTCTAAATGATCAGTTCCTCTTATCCAATTTTCATAGCTATTATTAGCATCTTCTCTGCTCTCTGCTTTTATAAAACCTTGCTTTCTATACCATTCAGCTCTTTTTGGATCTTTATTAAATACCGCAGGATCAATAAAAGGATTCCCAAAAGTACTTCCTCTCATTGTTTCTATACCTTTATCACTTACTCGAGGAGGTCTAGCTAATTCATAAACATTAACATCAAACATTGAATCAAATAACATATCCCTAAATCTAGTATAAGGAATAACAGTAGGATCGTTACTTGCGTCAGCTGATTTATTTACTATTTTATATATAAGGTCACGAAAGTATTGTTCATTAGGAACGCCTTCAACATTATATTCTTTTAAAGTAACATCGTTTAAATAAGTCTTACCAGATTTAGCATCGTAAAAAGGAAAAGAATAAGAACCTCCTTTTGCTTTTACATAATCAACCCATTGTCTCATTACAACAGCAGAAGACAAACCATAGCCTAACCCGTTTTTACCACTTGCAGCTCCTTGTGCAGCAATGTGTCTGTAAGCTGGTGAAAATTTAAAGGCATTGTAAAACTCAAAATTAGGTTCTTCCTTTTTAACACCTCTAAATCTTTTCAACACTTCTTCAGGCTTGCCTTTTATGATTGCACTTTTTTCATGAAACTGACTATCTAATTCGTTAGCATATTTCTCATTGTATTTCTTTGGGTTGTCAGGATCTAAATGAATCCTTTCATCTGAAATTTTTTCAAAATAATTTCTTAGTTTTTCACTAAAGCCTTGAAATATTTTAATTGAATCAGCATCTTTATCAGCACCACCTAAATAATTATTGTCAAAATGATGAGTAAAAGAACCAGCTCCTCTCTGTCCTGTAAAACCTCTAAACCTAAGAACCCTTGTACCAGACATAGAATCAGCTGGAGTACGTATAACTGTTAAAGAAAAAGTATTTTTCCAGCCTTTATATTCTTTGCTGTTTTTATGCAGTCTTTCAGGATTAGATCTTTTATAATAATTCCAAGCTTCCCCTAATGTAATAGCACCTTTAGTTTTTTTAGTAGCATTTATTTTTGCTACTATATCACGAGGAAGAAACTCTGTACTAATAGGCATCAATCTAAAAGCTTCATCTAAATACAATTCACCTCTATCTAGAGTTCTCCAATCTTCAGCCTTTAAATCTCTACCCTTAGTGTCAGTTGTTATTTTTTCCCTAGGCTGACCCTTTGGTCTTTTTCTAGGATCAATATCAACATAAGCCATTTGATCTGGAGTAAAAGCCTTTAGCCAAGACTTACCACCGTGTTCAACAAATGGATTAGAATATCTTCTAACAAAATATTTTTTTAAAGCATTCCCCCAGTTTTCAATAAACATAGTATTTCTAGTAAAATACTGATCACGCATAGACTCTGATATAGATTTATTTAAATCGTGATATTGCGTATAATCAGAATCAGCATCAAACTCAAAGTCTCTATCAAAGTATCCTTCTTTATCAAGCTTGTTTATTTTGTTCATAAATAAAGCTGTCAATTTAGGATCTTCATTTCTTAAGATTCTTTCAAGAACAAAATCAACTGGAAGTTCAAACACGCCTATATCGTGTCTTTCAAATAAATCTACAAATTCATTTTGAATAGCTTCTTTTTCTTTAGCAGGTATTTTATCAAAAGACTTTAAAACATTGTTATATTCTTCAACTAATTTTTTACCTTTAGCACTTCCTAATACAGAACGATCTAAAACTTCTTTTAAATAAATATCTGCAAAACCAGATGCTTGATCTTTATTAGTCTGACCATAAAGCTGAATAGGAACCTCTTCTCCAATAACTTGTTTATAAGGCTTTTCAAAAGTACCAAGACTTAACTGTAAACTTTCTACTGGCATTTCATATGCTTTTAAATCAGTAGGAAAAATTTCAGTTTGTAAAGTTTGTTTACCTTCTTTTGTTTTAAGCCAACCACGCTGATAACCAATTTCACTTGTTTCATGCAATCCTCTAAGTTTTGCACCACTATCAAAAACAATAGCATCTATATTGTTTTGTTCCATAAACTTATTCCAAACTTCATTAGCCCTTTGTCCATTAGACTTGGTTGCTAGTATACCTAAATTTGTTCTACCTACGATAACAGGTTTATAGTGACCAGCATCAGCATCTAAACCAACGCCTTTTAAACCAGCGTCAAAAAACTTTTGTCTTATAATCATTCCACCATCAGTATCGCTTATGCCAGTCATTCCTTTTACTTTTTGAAATGCATCGTCAGATGCAATAACAATACGCATATTACCATTGGGATTAGTTTGAGCAAAGCTAGATGCAGATACGGGAGTCATTCTATTAGCCAGTAATTGCATTCTTTTATTAACATCAGCTACGCTTTTACCAAAGCCTGATGATAATAACTTACTAACACCTGTAATATCACTGCCTTTAACAAGACCGTTATTAATAGCATCATTCATAACATTAGACACCCATTTACGTTCATGTAAAGTAGTGTCACCAAATATAGGTTTTTCTGCTTCTAAAGATAATTTATAAGACTCAGCTACAGCTTCTCTAACTCTGCTGTTGCCATTAGATAATAAATCAAATAACATTTCTTTTGTTATTTGCTGGTTGCCTATTCTATCTTTAAAAGTAGAAAGCATTAAAACGCCCTTATCCTTTACGCCTGAATAAATATATTGATTCTTTTCAGCTAAAGTATCTTGCATTAAACTAATTTCTTTAGGCTCAAGATTAAACTTTATATCTTGACCTTCCATACGATGACTTAATATTTTATTAGGAACACCTTTAGAATCTATGTAATGAGTTAAAAATTGAAAGCCTTCCCCTAATTTATTTAAAGGAAGTTCTATATATCTCTCACCAATTGTAACATTATTTATTTCTTCCCCTTTAAACTTTAAATATCTTGGCATATTAACTTTATCATCAAACTTAATAGCTATTACTTCATTCATAGGTTCAGCATCTCGTAGAAAATGTGACCTTAATCTAGCTTCAGCCTCAGAACCTATTTGTTTAAAATAAGGTTTATCTTTAACTCTTCCTTTTGTATCTGGTATTAATCCTCTTGGTTCGGTTCCTCTTATGTATATATGTTTATCATCGCCAGCTGTATGCTTTAATATATAATGGTTTTCAAATTTTACTATCTCATTCGCAAAGTTTACACCCCCACCTTCTCCTTTTTTTATAGAAGCTAATTGTTCTCTTGCTTGTGATAAATTATCGACAACCCAAACATCTTGAAAATCTCCAGTTTTGTCCTTTGTCTTTGGGTTTTCATACATATCAACTTTCACATCATATATTTTTTTTCCTCTGCCACTTACCTGATCCTCACCAACAACTTTTTTAATATTTTGTATAAATAATTCTGGATCTGGTTTGTTGTTTACAATGCTTTTATCTCTGGCTTTCTCCATAGCTTCAGCGAATCTTCCAATATCAGGATATAATTTTTTATCTGCTTTTTCATAAAAACCTTTAGCTAGATTTACAATCTTTTGTCTTCTTATTTCAACTGGATCGTGAAAGTCTTCATTCTGTGGATTAGCTACAGCATTTTCACGGATTACAGCTTCTACAAATTTCTGCCTAGAAAGTTCATCTTGTAACCTAGAAGCTTGTTTTCTGTAAAATCTATTTATATCTTTCTGATCGTATCCTTCTTTTTTATGCTTATTAAAATGAGCTTCAGCTTTTGCTTTCCAAGGAGTATTTGGAAAAAATCTTTCTAAGAAACTTAGAGACATTCCTGAAGAACCAGCTAAATTTTGAGAATTTTCTTTAATGTTACCAGCTTCGTGTTCGTTAAGTATATACTCTCTAGTTTTTTCAGTATACTCTTTAAAATCTTTAGAAGACTCTGGATCTAAATTTTCACTTTGTGGTCTTTCTGGCTTAACAATCCATTCTTGAGCTGCTGCTTTATAAGCAGGTCTTGTATTATATCCAAAAAAACCACCTAATAGATATTCATATATTTGCATCTCTGTAGGTTCATTACGCAATGTAGTTGGTAAACCAGTAACCATAGAACCTAATCCAGTACGTAATATCTTCTCAGCTCTATCTATTTGTTGAGGAGTTCCTTTAAACAAATTACCTAAAGAAACAAAATTACCTATACCACCAAAAGCACCACCAGCTATAGCACCACCTATATAGCTATCAACAATAGCATCTGTCCCTTTCCAAACACTACTTACAGCACTAGCAGATGCTAAGCCTAAAGCTTCTTCTGCTATAGCTCTAGTTCTAGCTCCTCTTGCTAAAAAGTCCATAGACTCTAAACCAGTTTTCTGAAGTTGTTTATCTATTAATCTTTTTGTAGCTCTTGAAGCTAACATAGGAACAGCTATAGCATCTAATCTATCTATACCTGCTATAGTAGCCTTAGTTATAGTACCACCCAATACTTTCTTCATTTTAGTACCAGTTAACTTAGATGTAATCTTAGCTAACCCATATATAGGAGCTTTCATAATACCGGGAGCAAAACCAGCAAGATGACCAAGCTGTCTAAAAATAGCTTCACCAGTATTGCGTGGTTCTTTAGGTATTAAATCTAATGTAGTTAAACCTTCAACAAAACCAGCCGTTGCTTGTTGAAGTGCTCTTGTTACAGAAAAAGGACTTTGTTTACGTTTAAACTCTATTAAGTTATCAGCAGCCAAACGCTCAAGTTCGTCTAACTGATCTTGATTAAACATATCAGGATTAGCTCTGTACTGACTAATTAAACCCTGTACTTTTTGAGCTTCATATGGAGAAGGCATTAAGCTAACTCAGTTGTATACTTTCTATTTTCCCAATCAAATATATCTAATCCTTCTTTTCTTGCATCCCTAAAAGCATCTCTAAAAGATTGAGCCTTAGTGCTTTGCTTTGGATAAATAGGATACATATTCTTATCATGTCTTAAGGGACCCATAGGGATCGAAGGTCCCGGAACGTTTGATGGTCCTTGAAGGGTTGAGGGTCTTGAAGAAGTTGACCAAGCCGAAGAAAGTGGCGATGGAGATTCTTTAAAAGGTCTTGCAACTTTACTAATAAAACTTTTAAACTTTTTAGTCTTTGTGGGTTTTTCTGAAATTGATTCTTTATCAGAAATATATTTTAATACATTTTCTTTCATTTTATCTGCTGTAGTATCATAAGCGTGCTCATCAAACCAAGGGTGATAAGCTCTAGTGCCTCCTGTCCAGTGTTCGTCATCTCTGTTCCAAAAAGGAGTACCAGTACTTTTAGGATCATTAGAATATTCAGTTTGTTGAGTAGCTCTATTCTCATTCCACCAATTACTAAAACGATTATCTCCGGGAAGAGTTGGTCTTCTACCTGCTGGATGAAATGAAGGAAGCCATCCACCTAAAGCCATATCTGCTTTTATATAAGGATTAATTTTCTCTGGATTCCCCCGATCCCTAGCTTGATGACCAGCAAAATAATGAAGAATTTCATGAGGCAAGGATCCTTCACCTCCTTCTGGATAATGTATCTCCCCAGCCCCCCACGGATCACCGACAGGCAAACCAGATCCCCTATAAAAAGCACCTACATTTTTATGGGCATCATGTTTTCCAGTTTCTTTTTTCCATGAGTCTTCTGAATGAACTTGTTGTTTAATATTACCTGCTCTTACATCTGCTAATAAATCATCATATGTTTTTGTTATAGAAGGTCTTTGACGTACCCAATCTTTTAAAAGACCTTCATTCGCCATTGTAAGCTGTAGTAGATTAGTATAATCTGGTGGCATTAAAAACCTGCCCTTACACCCATATTAATAACATTTGGATTACCAGCTGTAAGTTGTAATAATGGGTTGCCAGATCCTCTCCTCCAAGCTGCACTCATCATATCTAAAAAGCCGGGTCCAAACTGACCACTACCTCGTAAACCAGTTTCATAAGTATTTTTAGCTGTTTTATAAACACGCCCTGCTCCTTCAGCTCCTCTTTCAAAAACACCTCCGGGTCTTACAGCACTCTGAAGACCTCTCTTTGCTGCACTAGCTCCCCTAGCTCCATAACCCAATCCTTTTCCAACCATAGACCCTACAGCAGCAGGATTAGATAAAGCTAATAAACCACCTGCAGCCAAAGGTATTCCAGTTCCTAAACCACCTGCAATTCTTTCTGATTTTGTTTCTCCAAATACAGATTCACCTCTTGATCTTGGTCGCCATTCATTAGGCAACATACCAAGCATAGCTGTATCTGCTAAATCAAAAGCAAATTTTTTCAAAGGTTTTGATTCTCTAGCAAATTTAAAACCATATTGTTTAGCCAACATAGCTATTTGTTCAGCTTGCCTATCCGTAAACTGTCTTGGGTCGTTTTCGTATTGGTACATTAAAGACTGTATTAATAATGGATTCATTATTGTCCTCCATAGGGTTGATTCATTTCTTGGTTAAGAACAGATTGAAGAGTAAACTGTCCAGTGCCTTGAGTATAAGGCATTAATGAAGACATTAAAGATAATTCTTGAGGAGTTTTTAATTTGCCAATAAGACTAGGATCAATCATAGGAGGTTCAAATCCTGAACTTTTACGCATTCTTTTAGCTGCTTCTCTTGTATCTGTTGCACGAAAAGCTTCTCCTGTTTTTGGATCACTGTAAGCTAACCAAGGCATTGCTTGCCTTAACCAGCTATCATCTAATTTATTTTGAATCTTAGCTATTTCGCCTTCTTCTTGAGACATTTTTAATTGTTGTTGAGCTATACCTTGAGTAATATCCTTTTGTCTTTTAGACTCTGCTAATTGTCTAGCTTCACCCCTATCAAATCTGCCTTGAACTCTTTCAAATTCTTTATCTCTTTGTACAATTTGTCTATTAAATTGTCTAGCATTTTCTTGTAAACGTCTATTAGACATTACATAATTTAGTAATGTATCTTGAAGTGTTTTAGATACTTCAAAGCCTACTAGTGCTGGATCTATTGCCATAATATACTCCTATTAATTTTTTTAATCATATGGATCACTTGGATCAAAACCATCGTCTTGATCGCCCTGATCAAAAACATCTTTACTCACCCAAGAAGAACCATCGTAATACCAAGTTGATCCCTGATTATCATAAGCATCTCCATATACAGGAGAATCAGGTGGTTGCCAAGTTGGATTTGTTGTATTTGGTGTTCGACCCGTTGGATCAAATCCACCCGGAGTAACTGTAAGCTCTCCAGCTTCTCCTGATGCTATCAAGTTACCTAAGGCACTAGTTAAAGCATCTTGGTATCTATATTGTTCTTGAAGAACATCGCTCTTATAACCAGATACACCTTGTTGTACAGCTGATTCATAAGCACCTCTTGCTTGACCAACTGCTTGTTGTTGTCCATACTGGGCTCTCCCAAAACCACCACCCATAGTTCCAGCTAACCCTTGATTTCCAGTCATTCCAAGTAAATTCTGTCTTCCTGTAAGTGCTTGACCTTGCATACCAAAACCAAGCTCAGATCTTGCTTGTCCAATTTTTTGTTCCATTTGTCCCGGATCTGGTAAGAAAACTCTTGATTCATCATCTAAACCAGAAACATCTATATTAGCAAAAGACTTTAAAAAGCCTTCAGCTGAATCCCAATTAGCTGGAGGTACTCCACCAGCAGGTGTAGAAAACCAATCGGGACTATAATTATTATTAGTATTATAATTTTGATTTCCAGAACTAGGTTGGCTAGGTTGATTAGGACCAGCTGCGTAATTATTTTGATAGGGATCGTATGCCATAATTAACCTCCTGCTCCAAACATCAACCTTCTTGCATTATAAGGAATAAAAGGCTGTCGTGCGATTCCAGACATACTTCCTTTATTCTTAGAAGTGGCTTGTTGTTGAGCTACTTGTTTAGCTATTCCAACTAAAGGATTAGAACTAGAATTAAAATTTGTTAACCCAAAAGGATCTAATTCATTTTGATATGAATCGTATTGCAGTGCTCCTTCTCCTTGAGGAGAGCCTGTACCAAGAATTTGATCAAATACGTTATCTGCAGTTTGAGTTCCTGATGTAAAAGACGTTGGATCACCTATAGGAGTTGTATAGGGATCTGTAGGTGCTACATTAGAAAAAGCGTCTGATTTAGCTTTTGATATATTTAACATATTATTAGGTTGTTTAATAGGGACTGGAGGAGTTGCAACAGAAGGAGCTGGAAATTGAGAATAACCCATTAATTCTGTAGGTGGTCCTTGAAATTGACTTAACGTATCTACTGGTGCAGAAACTTGAGGTGCTTGTTGAAATAAAGTACCCCCAGTTGGATCACCAAGGGGATTGTAAGCTTGTGCTCCAGCTAAATTCACTTGAGGTATAACAGGTCCTGCTGCTCCACCACCAAACATCTTAGAAGCACCACTACGCATATCCATTCTTAAACCTTGAGCTGCAGTAGGATTTGCATAAGCCATTGAAGCTGCTTTTATACCAGTATTAATAGCTTGAGATGATATAGCATTATTTAATTGTGTTTGAAAGTCTCCTATGTTCCTTCTGTACTTAGATTGAACATCACTTGAAAATTCTTTTTCTCTACCTGATATAGCACTTGTATTCATACCAATTGGAACAGCATCAGATTGTCTTCCATCACCTATTTCTAAACCAGCTCTTGCTCCAAAAAGAGAACCTGCTGACGCTCCTAAACCAGTAGCTAGTGCAAGACTTGCTCCACCTGTCCAAGGAGATGCAGCTAGAGCTAATAAACCTCCTGCTGCTCCACCTAACATTCCCAACCCAGAAGACCAAGCACCTGCTTTCTTTCTTCTTTTTTGTTCTTCCGCTTGTACTTTATCAAGATTCTCTTGAGTACGTCTCATTTGTTGAGATAAGAATAAATTTTGTACTGACATACTAAACCTCTTTTATAGGTATTTGATACAATGTACCATTTATATAAACTTTTAAACTAGCATCTGGTAAACCATCCCATGCCATTATATTTCCACCAACATCTTCTTGAGTATCAATGCTAATAGTTAAACCTGAACCTGTATTTCTAGAACTAATCGTAGCTCCTTTAAACTTTAAATTCTTTTTAATTGTTAAATTCTTTTCTACAACATGACTTCCATCATGACTCATCTCAGACTTCCACAATAAACCTTTTTCTTTTCTATATCTAGCAAGCTTATTGTCCTTATTAAGATACAGAACTTCCTCACCTTCACGCAAGGCTTGTATTGAAGGCTGAGTCTTAGATATTTTTATTTTATCTTGCTTTATATTAGTTAATCTTCTAGCTATCCTGTCCACTATGTTGTTCTCTTTTTAATTATTCTATATTCAATACTAATATCATTAATCCAAACAACAGGATCTTGACTGCTTGAATCGTATTTTATTTGAAGCTTCTCACAGGAAATAGGAGAAGCTGGAGCTATTTTTACAGTAGCCCAATCTTGTCCACTACTACCAGTTGCAGCTATAGTATTATTTAGTGCTGTAGTCCCATCATAAGTTACCGCTGTAAAATCATTAGTTATATCTTCATCTGATTTATAAGTAATATAAACAGCATATACTTTCTTCATAGATGAAGGATCTCCAAAGTCAATCATTTTTGTTGTAAGCTTTGAATTTGTTTTCTTTGAGTAAGGTCTTGGATAAGAAGCTGTATTTCTATCAAATGTATATATATCAGATTGACTACCTGCATCGTGAGCTATATATATATTATCACCAGTTATTACGCTGTTAGTTATTCCATCATTTGCATCAGGAACAAAATCTTTTATATATGTAAAAGATTGATTTTTTAAATTACACATATAAGCATCACCATTGTCACTTGTCCTTTTAATAACATAAGCCAAAGACTCTTGACCGTCATAAATAATAGCACTTTCAGTATCTAAATGACTACTCCAATCACTATCTGATATTTTATTTTCTGATAAATTTATAGCACTCTTACCATTGTATAAAAATAATCCATTTGGATTTGCAAATATAATTCCATACTGAGTTTTTTTAACAAGTTGAGGGTTTCTTACGCCCATATATCTTAAGCTTTCTTCCATAAACCAAGAAGAATCATCGGGTGAAGCTATATTAATTATATCTAAAGTAAATCTTTTAAAAGCCAATAGACGATCACCAAATGAATCTATAGCCGTATACCAATCTGCATCTCCTTTGGCTGCTTCTATATAATTAATAGAAGGAAATGTATCATACCTATTAGGCATTGAATACATAATTCTATCAGGTTTACTAACAACATTTGCATAAACTTTAGCTATTCCTTGTTCTTCATCTTTAATTGAAACATTACAAATAAAAGCTCTATTATTTGCAATGCAAGCATCTTTCCAGTTCTCACCTGCGTCTCCTAAAGCATTGCTAAATATATCAGAACTATAACCATTAATAACTTCATATGTAAGTAGACCCAATTCTTTAACAACAAAATTAGCTGATGCTGTGGCTGTTGGGCAATTAAAAGTAGTACTACTAGCATCGTGCCAAACTGTATACTCATCTGAAAATTTAGTTCTACAGCCTTTCGATAAATCTATATCAACTAACATAATCCATTCCGAATCAGTTCCTTGTTCTCTAATATATATTCTACCACCACTTAACCTAGGATCATAAGCTCCTTTAGCTGTTACATTTAAAGATAAAGACTGTAAATCATTTGCAGCTGCTATTGTATGTGTATTTGTATATTTAAGCGGAAGAGACTCTTGATTTCCATCATATATAAATGTACTTGCACATTCATAAACACCTGCAGGTATAGCTCCGGGTGCATCGGTATCTGTAATTATATTAAGATTAAAACCAAGTCCTGCACTTGACGGGTATGTAGTATAATTAGCAGGGGTGTCTGTAGATGCTGAAAGTAAAATTTTGCTAGTTGGCGGTGCTAATGTATTATCTTTAGCATAATATCCTTGATAGTTATCAGTATTACCAGATGTGCCAATTGAAGCATCCCAACTGAAATGCTGTCTTTGAATGTATCCATACCATTTTATAGCAGAAGCGTTATTTGATACAGTATCGCAACAACGTATAGCTTCATCTACTTGATAGTATAAAACTTTAGAATTAACACCAGTAGCAGTAGAGTTTAATGTTATTGAATCTTCTTCCCATTTAGTACCAGCTGTATAACGAGAAAAAGTATCTATCTTATGCTCATCAGGATGAGCTAATAAAGTTATCGCATCTCCATATGCGTTTCCTTTAAAAGTACCATGCCATCCATTTGCA